GGTATACGGAGAAAGTAAAAATAAAAACCATCCCGCATGGAATCCGAAACACAGTGGACAATGGAATAGTTTACCAAATCCACCTAACCATTCTTTTGATGGTCTTATCTTATTAAAAATAGAAGCATAAACAACAAGGTAAGTAAGCCCATAAGAGCAGAGAATAAACCAAGCAAGTTGTAGCATTTTTCTTCCATTAATAAGTAAAGGATTGCCAGTAATAGGCATTACCATAAGTAAACGGTGAGCCGCCAACAGTACCTTTCTTCGAAGCTTGTGGGACTTCACCAAGATTGGTAGAGTCTTCATCTGTTGGGTCAGTAAACTTATCTGTCATCATTTCATCGTATGCTTCTACAAACTCAAAGTAAGGCTTTTCATCCTCGATGAATCGATGAATGTTTAAAAGCAATAACTTGACAACATCAAACTTTTCTGATGGATAGTATTTACATTCCATAGAATCGTATACGTTTCCACCTTGAATGGATTCAGGATTGACTATTCCTCTTTTAGCAAGATAGTGGAATAGTCTATTCTGGGCACCATAGACATAATCATTCATTACGTCCTTGGCATAAGCAATAACCTTCTGAGTTTTTGGCTGAACGACAATATAGATGTCGGCGTGGTCGAATACCATTACGTCATCATTTAGGCTTTTGGCAACCTTGAGATTGACGATTTCTTTTGGCTCGATCTTTTGTGGTGCGCCGGATCCTATCTTAATCGTTATTGCCATTCTCAGTGATCTCCTGTGCCAAAGCTTGCAACTTTAAGACTTTCTCTAGTACTTGCTCGTTGATTGGAGTTTTCCTAAACGACTCGATTAGCTGCATAACAGAGTTTAGTTTTTGAGTGATGTTTGGATCACCACCATTATAAGTAGTTATGGCTTCTTTTATTCTATGGATCTCATCGTTCAGACACATCTGAAACTGCAAACCGCCGTCAGAGATTGACATAACATAACTTTCGATAAGCTTGCGTTGTGATTCATTTAGTGATTGATTGTACTTGGTATTGAAGTTTTGGACAACTGTGCGATAGACCAAGTTATCAATAGGTTGCATCTCTGACTTCTTTTGTTGAGTTGGACGCTCGACCAACGTACCGATCAGCTTTCTCTCAAGAAGAACTTTTTGTTTTACGTCTGTATCCCCACCAAAAATCTGTGAGATTGTGGCAAGTGTCTTGTAGTTTGGAACAAACGTATCGAATGCATCTTGACCAATAGTTTTGTTGATCCAGTTAATCACTTTTGTTTGCTCGTTGAACAGTTCCTTTTCATCAAGTTTCTGATAAGCATTATAACTTTCTTGGATTAGCCTTGATGCTGTAAATGAATCTAAGCTATTTGTCTCGTACAGGTTCTTGTATAGAGCCAGTTCATTTGCTAATGGTTTTCCTGCTCTAAAGAAAGCCGAAAAGACTTCTTTGAGTTGGGTTATCATTGATTTGTTCTGTTGTAATGAAGCAATAGCAAGTTGCTTTACAAGTAACTCATAAAGAAAAGCGGTGTTTCTTTTCTTATTGTGGCGCAATCTCATTTCTTTTTCTCCAATGATTCTAATAGACGATTGACTTCTTTTTGGGTTCGGAAGACTTCAGCTTCTTCTTCTAAATAAGTAGTTGTTGAGCCTTCATAGATTTTAGCAGAAGCTAAACCAGATAGTTCTTTTCTACCGGGATTCATAGTTCTTGCTGTGATCCCTAAAGCTGCTTCTGGGAATGCTACGGATGTGCGGTTTTTCTGTCTTGCAACAGAACCCTTATTTCTACCACCCGGTTTCTGACCGTAGTAGTAGGATTTTCCGCTTGGCCCACGACGGAGGTATTCTTTACGCCCGTGGAGGCCGACTCTATAGGCCCCTTCTTCGTCTTCCTGTAATGGGGCTTCCCCACCGGGGGCACCACCGGGAGCAGCGAGAAGAGGTTCTTCGGCACCAGCTTCTTCAGGTGCGGGTGCTTCTGCGGCGGCTTCAGGAGCGGCCTCGGCACCAGCCTCGGCACCAGCTTCCGCTCCCAAATCTCCAAGGCCACCACCAGCTTCTCCACCAAGCTCGCCTCCAAGACCAGCACCTAGACCACCGCCGCCACCGAGACCAGCAGCCTCTTCTTGCATCTTCTCAGCGACAGCGTTGATCTGTGCGTCGAACTTGCGATCATAGAAGATCTCGCGTTGATTGCGAAGGAACTCTTCTTCTGACATGTTGAACAGCTTCTCAGCAATCCAACGGCGTGAGAAGTAGCCTTCGGTTGCTTTGCTAGCAACGTCAAACTTGCTTGACCAGTGTTCTAGTTCTTGCATTTCTGCAATCTTGGATGGATTATTTAGGCTAAGAGAGAAGTTGAGTAGATCATCCCCTCTGTAGCCAATAGTATAAAGATGGATAATACCAATCTTTTCTAGTTCTGATACGACAATCCTTTGTAGTCTTTGGATTGTTCTAGCAAAGCGAATGTCTTTTTGAGCTAGCGTAGTCTTATCTTCTTCTGCACCTTCTGCTCTTGAGATGTAAGAAGCTGGAATCTTGAGGGCAGAGAACAACTTGTCGCGAAGATACTTAACGTCATCAATGTCACCAGTGAAAGTACCACCAGCCAAAGAAGTGATTTCTGTTGCTGAGCCACCACGAACAGGAATATAGTAATCCTCTTCTACCGAAAGTGGATTGTAACGAAGATCGACGCGGCCTGTGGTATCGTCCAAGATAGTGTTACGCTTCATTGAAGTAATAACCTTTTGAACATATTGTTCTACTTCGTTTGGAGGAATACCACCAACGTCAATCTTGAATACACGACGTTCTGGGGCACGAACAATACGGTAAGCCATCATAGCATCTTCTAGAAGTGTTAGCTGACGCCAAATACGACGAGCAGCTTCTAGGACTGATGTACCATAAGGAGCGTACTTGTCATTTCCAAGAATGCGGAAGTGAGCGACCTGCCAGTTTTCGAATGTCATACCAGCAGAGTTCCATTGGAACTGAACGTAGTTTGGGTTTGTTTTGTCTTCACCTTCTAATCTTTCTACTTCTTGTGGAGGCAGACCGATTGCGCTTGTGATACCTTGGTGATCATCGATATCGAGGTATAGAAAGAAATCGCCATACTTGCACATTGTACGGCACCAACCAAAAAGATTGAAGTTGGCATTTAGCACATTATGGTAGAGAGATTGTAAAACCCCTTTGATTTCTTCGTTGCGGCACTTGATGTTCAACATTGGTTGCAGAGCAGAGTGTGTTGTCATTTCGTCTGCATAGATGTCAAGTGCAGATGCAATCTCAGGTGTGTATTCCATTTGATCAAAGTCAACATAACGCTCTGAGCGATTATGGTTGATCATGATAGCATTCTGCATATTTGAGAATGCGTATAGTTGTGAACGCTTGAACTGCTGTCCCGAAGCTGATCGGAACTGCGATGCGTACTTGTCCATCAAGGAACGACGCAATCTTCTAGTCGATTGTGTACGATAGTTTACGAGAGGACCAGAGAATAATCTTGTTAATCTCTGGAATAGTTCTGATCCCGGATCTCTTGGGTTTTTGTCTTGCTTTGCCATTTTCTATCCCTTTAGTAACCAACTGAAGTTTCTTTGTTCCAACGCTCTGTCCCAAGTACTTTGTTTGAATCCATTTATGTTATGTCCCCTCATACCGGGGATGGAAGTAACAAAGACGCTATTTGCGGAATACATAGAATCTACGATTGCTTTTTTATACTCTATTTCTCTTTGATTTACTGTTAGTGCTGTATCCTTGACCCAGCAGCTAATCGCTAATGACATAACTAGATCGTCGTGGTATGATCTCATCGCTTGGGCACGATTATCATTCCAGATGAATGTTTTGAACTCAGCAGCCAATCTAGAGGAATACGTCTTGATAGATTTGTTTCTAATGAACTCTTCTAGCTTGGCTACAATCAAAGGTCTTGTCTTAGACGAGGTAGTAAATCCTGCTATTACTCTATCGGAATCAAACGTTTCGCTGGAGTCAACGAAATCATGTGTTCCTTTAGCAGAGTAGTATATGTTAGGATAACCCATTTCCTTTAGCTTTTCAAGTACAGAAATGCCTAAAGAGTTATTTTCTACAACTAATAAACAGTTGCCGAACTCTCTACCCGTATTATATAGGAGATAAGCAAAATCTCCAAGAGTTGGCTTTCCTTGGTACTCACCAATAACTTCCATAGTTTCTAGTTTTGTTAAGTGGAATACTGAGTTGTCGGCACCGTCACCGCGAGCAACGTCTGCCACCAGTAGATAAGTGGCAGTAGAATCGTACTGTTCCCACATCCATAGGTTTCTGTCAAAGCCTGTACGGTATACTGGCTCACGGATTTCAGAATCAATCCTAGCTAGTTGTTCAGATGGAATGACAGTTTCGCCCGAAGAGTTGAATGAACATTCTAACTCCTGAGCAATCTGTCTAGCAGACATGTTTCTTGTTTCTTTTTCGAACCAAGCTTGATCTCTGTCTGGATGTACATTCCAAGGTAGATTGATTGGATGGAAATCATTCTTTCCTATCTCGGCTTCGGAATAGGTCTTATGAAACCAGTTGCCAACACCATTGGGGCTTGACAAGGCAATGCAACGACCACCAGTTGACAATGTAGGGTATAGACCGGTCCATAGTTCGTCTAGACCTTCAACGAATGCAGCCTCGTCAATAACAAGCAATGACAAAGCTTCTGAACGACCGGCATCACCAGACGTAGAAGAAGCCTTTACTTGAGAACCATTCGTGAGTTCGAACGAGCTTCTGTTATCAGCTTTGATGTCAGAAATCCTCAACCACTTGGGAAGATTCTGCATGATGTTCTTTACTTTCTTGACCAAGTTAGCAGCAACAGTAAACTTGGTAGCAACTACTAGAACGTTTTTATCTCTATGAAACAATAAAAGCCAAGCAATGTAGGCTGCGGTAACCGTCGAGAAACCTAACTGTCTGGCTTTTAGTACAATGTTGAATCGATAATCAGTGAAGTCTTGAATAGCTTCTTTCTGAAAATCGTAGAGGCTGAATGGGATAAGACCTTTTTGGGGGTGTGAAATCTTACAATAGCTGTTTATGAAATAGACCGCATCTTTACCGGATTTGACTATTTCTTTTAGTGTTTCCTGCTTTGTAAGGACTTGGCTCATGAGTCTCGTCTTGTATCATTCTTCGGACGAGTCCCTAAGCCTCCTTGTTCTAAGAAGGAGCGGAACTTTGCATCGACTGAATCTTTGCTCTCGCCCTTTACTGGATCGGTGCCTTGTGCCCCACCAATCTTGTAGGCTCTGTGTGCTGTAACCCAGTAGCGAATACTAGAAGTGTTTTCTGCACGGACTTTTACTTCGTCGAGTGGTGTCAGAGTTAGAGAACCCTTAGCCTTTGAGTATCCGCTGTATTCTTTCTTGATGAAGTTGGCAATGTCTTGGATTCGTTGTTCAATCTCTGATTCTAGACTACCACTATAAATCTCTTTTAGTAAGATCTCAGAGTGGTATTTGATGATCAGTTGATCACCGTGAAACTGTACGCCGAAACCATCCATAACTCTTTTATCGAGTAAGGGG